TAGTGCTGCGTTTGTATCTCTGGCTAGATACTTAAGTTCTTTCATGGCTGCACGCATACCACCGAACTCATCGTGTCCATCCATTGCTATGTCCATAAGATTATCTACAACTATAAGTGCTGGACTCTTACCCCATATGGTTTCAAATGCTGATACTTCTTCATCTAAATCTTTTAGTGTTGGGCTGGATTCAAAGCACCAAAACAAATGATTACCATTGGCTAATACTTCTTTTGCTTTTTCTGGCTGACGTTTGATTAACTGTTCAGCCTGTTGCTGACTGATGTTACCTGTCATTGCAATCAATCTCATTGCCATAGTATGTGCGTTAGTATCCGCACTAAAGTAAAGTGTTGGTAGTTTAGTTTTGGCTGCAATCGCTAGTGCGATTGATGACTTACCTGCACCTGGGGTGCCTGCTATTACTGTTACCTCTGCCCTACGTAATATTATTCCTGCGTTTTCAAATACTTTAAACACTGCAGGTAGTGGCTCGCCACCTACGTTAGTGTTGTTAACACTTCTAATTAATGTTTTCACTATTCTCCTTTATAGAAATGGGGGCTGGCACCACGACTCAGCCCCCATTTACTTATTAAATACTAAGCGAAGATTGGCTTAGTTCTTTGCTCTGTTGGAATCTTTGGTCCAGTCCAACGAGGTCCTGCTGCTGGGTCATAGAACGCTTTATATGGTTTGCCAGTTGCCTGTGCCTTGCCATACTTTAGAACCATAACTCCACGTTCACATGATGGTGCACCTGGCTTGTTGTATACCCAAGTGTTACCCCATTTATCTTCTACTGTTTCCTCTCCACCTGATTCTGTGGATGAGATGTTTGAATTAAAACTAGAAGCAATATCTGATACGGACATTGGCTTACTTGCTGATGTCCCTTTCACTGCTAGTTCTACTTCAGTAACTGCATCGGTAATTATATGTATACCTTGTGCAATCATGTCAGCAAATTGGTCTGCTGTTTCTGCACGCAGAGTTATCTGTGTGCCTCCTGCTGTTTTGAGATTGATACTGATTGGTGCTTCAGTGCTACTCATTTTTCTCCTATTCAAACGTAGTGGTTAAACCCTTCTGGTCTCTCCACTTTCTTGCTTTCATGGCTAATTGTAAACCTTTCCAGCCTTCTTTAATATCTATCCACACTAACTTACACGTGCCAGTCCCTGCGGGTAGATGGATAATGATTGCCTTGTCTTTGTTTACTTCACCCCATGTGCCACGGGTTGCCGTGGCCGTATCATACGGCAAGCCGTTGGCGTAGATAGCCAACTGTATTGAGATATTACTTGGATGGTCTATGCGACCAGTCTTTATATCTGCAATAAATAACTCACCGTTATACTCAACAAGCCTGTCTGGTGTGCCAGCAATTTTATATTTATCTAACACACTGAACTGTTCAATGAACCGCTTGTTAAGAATCTTTGTTGCATGTTCATAGGCTTTAATATCTGGTGCCCATTCATCTGGTACCACGCCTAAGTCTTGTCCTAAATCCAATCGTTCTGCAAATGAATGGATTGCTGTGCCTATGTTGGCTGCTTTGTTTGCGCCTGCTACTTGCATAGCGTCTTCAATTAAAGAGTTAACTGCCATCTTATCTTCTTGTGCTGCACTAATAGATAATAATATATCTGGTCGTGTAGTTAATCCAATGGCTGCCATTCGCATTTTCCATGCGACTAATGCTGAGGCATCATCCAATGAGTTAGCAATTGTAGTTGCTCTTGTATAAGCCACTGCTTTCCCACCATTGGGTGGAATTATAAGCGGCCTACCGTACCTATCTCTATCTATTTCTTGTGCCATGTTCTCCTTTATGAGACAGCCCTGAGAAAGGAGATAGCCGAAACCAGGGCTGCTCAAGATTAGTATATCACATTATGATTCAGCGTGTACTGATTCAACCGATACATCATCTACCCATACATCACCATCAACCGTTAGGTTAACTTCAAAAGCATCATCAAGAATTTCTTGGGCTGCTTCTGCATTAGGTGCTTCTATACCTGTAACTGTGGCTGTGATAATTACTGTGGCTGACCATGACTTGGTTAGTTGTTCAGAACCTATGTCTTTAAGTAACTCATTGACATCGTCTATCTCACATACTATTTCATGATGGTCTGTTTCATATCTAGCCTGGAAGAATTCCTTTACATCATACCGAGCACTCCTGAACTTGCGTTCAGCGTCTAGTAGTTCTGCTTTAAGGCTTTCTTTTTCTTCTACTAATTTAACAAGTGATTCATTTGTAAGGGTATATCTAGTATCTTTTATTGAGAAAGATATTGTTGGTTCAGTTCCATCTACCTCACTGTAATACATTGTCATTCTATCTCCTTTACTTTACTTTGATTGATGTTTGTGGATGGCTTGCGCCTTCAATAGCATCACACTCTTTACACCAGTAACCATACAGTCCGTTGGCAAATAGTGATTCTGATACTACTCGTTTCTCTTTTCTACATACATTACATTCTTTGATTGCAGATATTATACCCATCAAACACCTAGTAATTCAAGTGCTCTAGTTTTAATACCATCATTACGACCAGCCATTGTGCTAACTGCTAGGTTCTTACCCTTAGCGTTGTAGTCAGCCCACTCTATAACTGCGTGCCACATACCAAACTCTGTGTTCCGTATGTTCTCCTGTGTAGGTGAGGCTGAGTATATATCAAAGGCTTTACTTCTAGCATTGATTGCATTAGTAAATTGTTTCTTCTCACCTGTTGATAACAAATGATACGGTGCTTCCTCTATCTTGGTAGGTAAAGGAAATACTTTCTTGAAATAATTTTTGGCATGTTCGTGGCTTGCCTGTTTGGCAAGCAACATATCTGCTAGTTCAGTATAATCATTAGCCATATCATAGGTTAGTTGTATGATGTTGGCTATCTCTGATACTGATAGGAACGCATTGCTTGTATGATTCAAACTGTAAGTGTATTTATTTTTGGTACGATATATTCTATTGATTTGATTCATACAAAACAATCGTTCAATTACTGGTTTGATTAGTACTGAACTGCTGCCATCATGACTAGTCTTGGCTAATAAAAATGCTGAGTGCGGGTCGTCTGCAATAGTCATCTCCATTGGAGTTTCCATTAACATCCATACCTTTGCTCCGCCATCATACTCACCTGCTGCTGCATATCTAAGTCCACTAGAATCAATTAAACTATCTAAGGCACCAAAGATTTCTGCATTCTGAAATACTTTATAGCGATTACCTACTACACCTATGGCTGATGTCTCACCCATTGGTGTTGTTTTGATGACTGCTTTCTTACTATCAACTGGGATACGTGTAACTGATTCGTTGCCTGGTATCTGATAGTTTGCTTCGATGTCGTGTAGTGATACTGACCAGTCTAATCCTGCTTGACTGGCTACCTCACTGGCTGATGTAGCCTCGACTGCTACACCTGCTGTAAGCCATGCACTTTTACGTATGGCTCCATGTATGAGTGTGCTGTTAGTCATTCTCTATCTCCTTGTTATCTATTTCATAGATTGTATCTACAACTTTTGGATGTAGTTCTTGTGCCATTCTTTCGAACATGGCTGGTGGCCACTGTGCTTCGAATACTCTCTTAAGTAATCCTGCTAAGGCATAGTCTTTATTGATACTGAATACCTCAAGCAATGCAAGTTTGGCTTCCTCTGTTTTGTTAACTTGATACAAGTATCCACAAAATATTGTGGCTATTGGTACTACTTTTTCCTTGATGATAACACCACGTAATAGTTCTACATATCTACCTATATAGTCAACATCTTTTTCTAGATGTATACCCATAATGAAGTCACGGATTTGTAGGTTCTCATTGGTAGCAATGGCTACCTCTGCTATGTGTTGGGCTGATGGTGTGATTCCATCTGCTAATCCATCAATTGCTTTGCGAATGTCCTCAACAATACGGACATTTGTATCTCTATCTTGCCAGTTATACTTACCATCTTGTTCAGTTAACTGTACTTCCACCTCATTACGAAGTGTGTCATAGTCTATGTCTAGCATTTTATCTCCTTGTCTTGAGGGCGCTTCGCCCCTGTTGGCGTGCGCCCGACTTGCTATAAATATTGGGCTATTGAATTGTAGGTAGATGTTGACACCACTTCTTCATCAGTAAGTTTAAGAATACGAAGTGCATTCTCAATCTCATCAACACTATCTTTGTATGTATGTGCATTTATGAATTCATGTGTACGCTCAGGCTCTTGTGGAAAATCTTTTTCAGCAACACTTAAATCAAAGTCAACATTAAGTGTTGATGCCCAACCACGGTAGTTGGTGCGTAGATTCTCAGCCTTTGCTACATTATCCATAGCATATTTTATAACTTCTTTTTTCCATTTGTCCATAGACTTCTGGTACTTGGCCTCAAGTTCATCTTGCATTTTGTACTCAGCCTTGATTACTTCGAGTCTATTTTCTAATGCTTTGATTACCTTTTGTGTAGGTATCTTGACATTAATTGTCCTGCCATTTCCTCTTGCCATTGTATCTCCTTTGTTAGTTGTTGGTTTAGTACCATCCTTTGGCACGCCAATGTGCCCATGCCTTGGACGGTTTGTCGTAGCGATGCTCTATATACACCAGCCCCCGCGCAATCTGCTGCGGGGCTGGGGTTCCTGGTTTAGTCTTTAGTACTTGTGCTATGCCGTATGCACTGGACTTAGGGTTGGCCGCTTGATGTCGCCAGCCAGATTCTTTACCCCAAAGTTTTGCTAGTGCACGCCATTCAGACCTGTTCCAATGTGGGTACTCCCATTTGATTAAGGCTTGAGCGTATGCCTTTGCCATGTTGGGTGTCCATAATGATTTGTCTATGCAGTTGGCTTCTATCTGTACGGCTACTGCTGCTGCGTGTGCTGGGCTGGGCAAGAATGGCGTTGACAAGAATGCTAGTAGCCAACTGAAATACCCTGCTAATATTCTCTTCATCTAATAATCCTCCATGTGATATAGCCAAAGAGTATGAGGAATGTCCAGGTTTGTGCTGGCGTGAGGTATGAACTTGCAAAAATTTGTTCAATCATCTCACCCTTACAATCTCTTGGCTGTGCTTGATACCTGTATCAAACTCTAACACATGCCACTCGCTTGGGTCTTCAAGGGCTTCATGACCTGCGTTGTCTACATTTATATGTGTAGTTCGGCGCCTAACTTTTGCCATAATCCACACGGTGTGCTCCCATTGTGGGGTATCTTCATCAAGCATTGGATTCCTCCTGATTTTTGGCGATGTCATTAACGGTTGGCTCATCTGCTACATATACTCTACCTGTGGCTAGCAGTTCATCATATACATCTAACATATCCATCATGGCATATGCAAAGGCTTCTTTAATCTTGAGCAGTTCTTCTCGGCTACGCATTGATTTCTCTCCTTGTTCTGTTGTAGTTATTCCTAGTTAAGCGTTCAATGTGCTGGTCTTGCAGCCTAATTATATAGATTGAATAGCCCAATGCAAGCATGCTGGCAGTCAGGGCTATCATAATACCTATCATTGTACCTGTATCTAAATACATACTATCTCCTTATTCGACTCATTGTTTTCCGTATATGTTACCCGCGGCTTAGAAAAAAAACAAGGTGGAGTGAGAGCCGAAGCCCCCACCCCACCTGTTTGGTTATACTAGTGCTATATCAGTAACGATTTTGTTATCGTACCACTTCTGATTTTTCTCAGAGAATGTGCTGGTCTCATAGCCAGTGATAGTGACTTTGTATTCGTCTGTGTTGTTGAAATTTTGGCGAGCAAATGCTACCAAAATTGGGTCAGTAATAGTTACCTGACGAGATGCTACGAACTTAGATTTAACGCTACCATCTGGTAGAATTTCCTCTTTACGGTCAACCACCGTGCCCTTGATTACTGAATCGTAATCGCGTACACCTTTCAGGATTGACTCTGTGT